TCGAGAAAGCCAAGACCGCCAAGATTCCGATTTGGATGCTCTACAAGCCCGACTTCAACTGGCTCCAGCAGGGACAAGCCAACAGCCAGATTTCAGAAGTCACGGCTGACAACCTCGACCTCCCTCCGCCCCCGGAGCCCGACCAACCCGCTTCCTAATTTCCTATGCGTTTCCTCACCAACGGACTGTCGGGCCGCGAGCCCCTTCTCATCGACCCGACCAAGGCCAAAGACCATGCGGTCCTAGCCGAGAAGTTCGGCTTTACCGATATGCTCGCGCAGCTCTTCGGCGTCGCCCCTAAGCCTTACATCGTCGACGGCGTCGGGATCATCCCGGTCGTCGGCGTGATCGGCAAGGGCCTGTCCCCGCTTGAGAAGATGATGGGCGCCGTGGACGTCGACGACGTGTCCGCCGCCATCGATGCCTTTGCCGCAAACCCAGAGGTCGAGAAGATTGCCCTTCAGGTTTCCTCCCCTGGTGGAACGGTCACCGGCGTGGAAGAACTCGCCAACAAGTTCCGCAATGTCGGAAAGCCTACGATGGCTTACACCGACTCCGAGATGGCTTCTAGTGCATACTGGATTTCTTCAGCTGCCGACCGCGTCGTGGCCAGCCCCTCGTCGACCGTTGGCTCAATCGGCGTCTACATGGCCATCCCTGATTACTCCAAGGCCGCCGACATGGCTGGCATGAAGATGGTGGTCGTGAAGTCTGGCAAGTTTAAGGGGGTAGGAATTGAAGGGACCAGCCTGAGCGATGAGCAAATCACTAACCTTCAAGAGGGCGTGGACCTTATGGCTTCTGAGTTCAAAGCGTCAGTCCTTATGAAGCGAAAGATGGTCAAAGCAGAGTCAATGGAAGGTCAGGCTTTCTCTGGAAAGCAGGCTGCAAAACTCGGTCTAGTTACCGGGCTGGCTGACTCTTTCAACGACGCCCTGCGTTCGTTCTAATTCCATTCCCAGCAAACATAAGATGACCATCGAAGAGCAACTCCTCGCCGCCACCGCCGCCGTCTCTGGCCTTACCGCCGAACGCGACGACCTCCGCACCACTGTCGAGAAGATGACGGTCGGCGTCTCTGCCGAACTCGAAAGCCTCAAGGTCGAAGCCGCGTCCAAGGACGCCAAGCTCGCCGAACTGACCGCCGCCCTCGAAGTGGCCGTCAAGGAGTCCGAGTCCTTCAAGGCCCTCGTCGCCGAGCACGAAGCCAGCAAGGTCAGCGCCTCCAAGGAAGCCGCCAAGATCGTGGCCTCCGTCGGCGTCTCCCCGGTCGAACTCAGCCCCGCGGATGGCAAGCCCACCGCCGAAGCCGTCGACCACCTCGCCACCTTCATGTCCCTGGCGGTCGGCTCCAAAGAGCGCAACGAATACTTCGCCGCTCATAAGCACGCCATCATCAAGGCCTGCATCTAATTTCCCTCAACCCTCACCCTATCCTAACACATCATGGCTAACTCCATCGCAGTCGCTCCCAGCATCCTCGCTGAAAGCGTCATCGCTTCCCTCAAGGGCAAGCTCCCGGCCCTCCGCGCCTTCTCGTCCGTCTTCACCGCTGCCGAATCCGGCGCCGGCAAGACGGTCCAGGTTCCGCTGATCGGCACCTCCACCGCCACCGAGTTCTCGACCGGCGGCTACCTCACCCAGGACGACGCGACGATCACCGCCGCCAACGTCACCCTCAAGCACTTCAAGGTGTCGAGCCGCTTCTCGCCCCTCGACGTGAAGATGTATGGCGCTCAGTTCCTCTCGAACGCCTTCGTTCCGACCGCCGCCAACGCCCTCGCTGAAAAGTGCCTGGCTGAAATCGGCGCGCTCATCACCGTCGCGAACTTCGCTTCTGGCACGAACACCGGCGCTGGCCTGACCTACGCTGAAGTCGTCGCCTCCAAGGGCGTGCTCGACGCCGCCAAGGCCGCTGAACCCCGCGCGTTCATCCTGAACCCGACCTACGCTAACGGCCTTCTCGCCGACGCCACCATCATCGGTAACTCCGTCCTCGGTGCCGGCATCCTGACCTCCGGCCAGATCGGCACCCTCGCTGGCGCCTCGGTCTACCAGTGGAACAGCCTCCCTGCCAACGCGGAAAGCCTCGCTGGCTTCTCGTGCGGCGCTGACGCCATCGCTGTCGCCTCGGCCCTCCCGATGTCCGAGATCCCGGGCTTCGAAGTCGCCAACGCTGTCGACGCCGACACCGGCCTCGGCGTCCAGGTCCTCATGGGCCAGGAGCAGTCTGGTTTTTATAACGTGACCGCGACCCTTCTCTTCGGTGCCGCTGTCGGTCGCGCGACCTCGCTCAACCGCCTCACCACGGCCTAATCAGCCGCCGCAAGGCAAACAAACGAGGCTCCCAGCGATGGGGGCCTTTTTTGTGCCCCCTACCAATCCGGGCAAGTATAGGATGAGCCTCTACGGAACCGAGTTTCTCAACGACGCCAAAGAGATGGTGGCGGACTTCGGCGTGGCCGGGTCGGCCAACTCTGGCGCCATCACCTTCTCCTGCCTCATCTCCGACCCCGCCGTCTCGACCGTGCTCGAAGCAGGGGGGTATATGGAGCGGACCCAGTACTCTGTCAGGCTCCCCGCTGTAACGGCCTCCTGGAGCCAGCCAGACGGGTCTATTGGGGCATCGGCGGCCCTACTGTCGGCAGGCGTCCCCATCGCCTCCCTCGCCCAAGGCAAGAAGATCGTGGCCGGCGGGAAGACCGTCCGCATCACCAGCCAGACCTACAAGCCCGGGTCGGCATGGATCACGCTCGTCGTCATCGACGACAACCAGTAACCACTGTGGTCAAGGTCTCGATTGAGCCCAAGTCTCAGGCTGAGTTCATCGCGGCTTTGCGTCAGTTCGCGGCCGACTGCGGCCTGACAATGCGAGACGCGGCCATCGAACAAGCTGCGCTGGCCTGCGTCGACGCGGCTACCTTTACCCCTCCAATGCCCAAGGGCGGTGGCCGTGGCCTGACCAAGGACGCACAGCGCGCCGGAAATAACGCTATCGACGGCGACGTCCGAAAGATGTTCGTGGCCGCAGACGACAAGACTTCTAAGGCCGCCCCTGGGCTACTAATGAACCAGATGGCCTATGCCGTTAAGTCAGGCAATTTTGGGGACTTTCGCAAAATCATGGCCTCCGGCCACTTGGTCGGGATGAACAAAATCCCGCCCATCGTCCGCAAGATTGCCGGAGACCAGAACTACGATCGCGCGTTCAAGAAGGCCAAGAACTACTATAACACGACCAACATCGTCCTTTCGGACTATGGCACGCAGGGCTTTGTCCAAGAGATTAAGCCCAACCATAACCGCATAAAAGGAAAGTTCGGCGGCCGCATCCCTCTTAAGGTTCGCCCGGTCAAGGTGCCCATGCTTGTGGACAGCGCCAAGGACTTAAAGGCATACATCGAGGAACGGCAACTGATGGTCGGCTCAATCAAGTCAGGATGGCTTATGGCCCTGCTGTCCCTTCCCAAGCCAATCATCAAGGGAGTCCCCAAGAACGTCGGCGTCGAGCTGATGAAGCCAGCCTGGATTAAACGCCACAACAACACCATCGGGCGTAGCACCACTAACGCCAATCAGAACCTCGTCGAAGTCTCGGTCACTAACACCAACGGCAACGTCAATAATATCGCCGTGACCGCAGACACGCTTGGCCTTGTCTATGGCAATCGCGTGAAGCAAATGCGCGATCGTTTCAGGCAGCACTTTGACGACACAATCAAGGCAACCAACAACAAGCGCCGCATCCGCTAACCTTTATGGGAACCAAATCTATCCGCCACATCGTAGAGGCCACCTTGGCCACCTACCTATCCACCCAGACCGGGCTGACCACCGTAGCCTTCCTGACCGGGGACAGCGCCGCGACCCAGACCCTGCCCAAGGCCGTGGTCCTCTGCGAGTCGGCCCGCTCCCCTAACGACCTCCCCGAAGGCGAAGGCAACTTCAGCTGCTCGGTCCGCATCACCCTCTTCTCGAACGCCGACGACACGACCCTCGCCGATCACCGTGCCCGCTGCGCCGCCCTGTCCGGCAATATGCGCGACCTGACCAGCATCAAGGCGGCCTTCGTCACCTCGACCGACGCGGCCTGTTACGACGTCACGATGCAGTCCGAAGACGAAGGCATCGACGAGCGCTCCTGGGCGACTTCCTTCGCCTTCGACGTGCTGGTGGTCCTGCCCGCCTAAGACAATTCCAAAGCCTGCAATTACAAATGGCCGCCATCTCAAACGGAGTCACCTGCGTCTACGGTATCGCGGGCACTGTCACCAACCTCTTTGTCCAGAGCTACAGCCTCTCGTCCTCGTTCAACGCGGACGTCACTGTTGTCGACGAGACGGGAGTTACCAAGACCCATCGACTGGATGACCGCAAGAGCGAGATCACCATCGAAGGCATCGCCAAGACCTCGACCATGCCCATCCTAGGCGCCACGCTCGCTTTCACGGTGAACACCGCGTCAGCCTATCCTGCTGGCACGGCTTCGGCCTCCTTCTCTGGAACTATTACCAAGATTGACGACAAAGGTTCCAATAAGGGCTTCACGTCTGTGTCCATTACGGCCATCGACTACGAAGGAATTACCTGATTGATTCGCCTGTAATCAGATTAGGATAGACGGCGTGGACCGTCGCTTCCTCAACGCCTACGTCGACCCGGCTCCTTTTAGGATTCTGGGTCGAACTCTTTTCCCCTGGTGCCTGAAGTACCGGGTGCGCCTGATGGCCTTCGACTCGCCGCTCGTCACCGGCTCCCGCGGCATCACCCCTGCGGACCTTATCTTCGCCTGCCAAGTATGCGCCGAAGAGCAGCTAGGGGAGGTGGGCTGGCGTGACCGACTGCGCATCGTCACCCTAAGCCATCACCCCGCCAAGTTCGAGCGCCTGCTGGAAGCCTTCGCCGGATATATCCTCGTCCAGGACTGGCCAAAGTTCTGGGAGCAGACCAAGACCAAGTCAGGGGGCGGCGACAAGGGGGTGCCTTGGCCGCTGTCCATCGTGGCCAACCTGATCGCGTCGGGCATCCCTGAGCAGCGGGCTTGGGAGATGCCGGAGTGCCAAGCCATCTGGCTCAACTCCGCCCTGGCTATCCGTAAGGGTGCGGACGTGGCGATCATGTCGCCCGAGGAGGAAGACTTCATGGCCGAGGAGGAAGCCCGGGACGCCGCGGCGGCTGCTTCCAATCCTGCAAAGGAAAGCACCCCCTGACATGGCCCAAGACCTGACAGTCAACATCAAGACGACCTCCGACGTCCCGCAGGCGATGGACAAGGCCAAGCAGGCCACGACTGGTTTCGGCAAACAGGTCGAGGACATTGGCAAGAAGTTTAGCACGTCATTCAAGGACATCTTCCTTTCCTTCCTCGGGCCTATGGCGCTGCTGACCGCTGCCATCTCTATAATCGGCAAGATGATTGCGGACAATGCAAAGAAGCGTGAAGAGGCCAATCAGGCAGCCATTGACGGAACCAACGAGCTGATGTCTGCCGAGGACCGTTACTACGCAAGGAAGCGTGATAACGAAAAGAAAGATAAAGAGAACAAGGAACAGGCCGCCATGTCGCGTGAAGAGATTACAAAAGACTTCCTTTTAAATGACCCAATTGGTCGAGCTTATTTGTACACTAAGCAAGGCGGCAAGGCTCAAGAACAATTACCTTCTTGGCTTAAAGGTCTTCAAAAATTAACAGGATCAGACGAGAGCGCGGCTGGGATGTTATCTAAAAGCCAAGAGGCTCAGATGTTTGTTCAAACTGCGCTGATGTCTCAGCGTCGAGAAAACCCTTTGCCAGGACAATCTGCCCCCTTCAAAGGCCCCGAAGGCTTCAGCAACGTCATCGGCGTAGGACCTAACCCGGTGCTAGAGGCCATGGCCCAGCAGAACGAAATCGCTTTGGCGCAACTCGCCGAGCTCCAGAAAATCTCCGGCAGCACTCCCGCCGGTCAAGGCGACTTCACCAAAGGCACCCAATCCAAATAATTTATGGCACGCGTCGATACTGGTAATAACCTAACAACCGTACTCCAACAGCCTGGGGCAAAGTTCCAAGAGGATGGCTACGGACTCGCCACGGGCACCATCGTCTTCAAGGCCGCAATCACGGCGTCCATCGGTGGCACGATTAACCGTGGGTCGGCCTGCCCGCAGGGGGCCTACTCATACTGCAAGGCTCACAAGTATTCAGTATCTTTCGAAAACCTTGGCATCGCTACCTACTCGGTGGACTATGTGGGCATCAACCCTGGCTACGGCGCCTCGACCGATCCGCAGATTACCGGCTCGCAGGGCCTGACGTCGGAGAACATCACGACCCACCCGAACTTCTTCGAGGTCGCCACCCCGCTTGGCTTTTCGGGTTCACCGATTGCTGGCGTCGGCACTGGTTCGATTGCTACCCCTGCTTACCCTGCTGTCGCTGGAACGAACCCTGCGGAATACGCTGGCAACAACGGCGCAACCTTTGAGGCCGCAGTTGGCCGGAAGTTCCTCGGCTTCAAGAAACCCGAGTTCAAGGACTTCTACGGCAAGACGAGCTACCTCGCCCCGCAGTGTTCACTATCCGGCGTTTTCTACACGAGCAGCTCGGCCTTGGTCATCAACTTGCGGAACGCGGTCGGCAAGACCTCCGGCAACGGCTCCTTTGCGTCAAAGGACTTGGTTCCGACTTACATGGGAACGGCCTTCGAGATCAGCGGCAAAAAACAACTGCTCCTGGCTCAGGTATCCTTTGAAGACTTCGGCCTGCTCTACAAGGTCCAGTATGAGCTGCGTTTCAACCGCGAGGGCTACAACTCGGCGGTCTACGCTCCCGCCTGATGAAGATCCAACCCGGAGTCGGCTATAACTTCGACTCGTCCTCGCACGGCTTCACGCTGGATACGTCTGACCCGTTCCCGTCCGCCACTAACTCTTCGCCCGACCACCCTTTCAGGGTCAAGATTGTCGCAGTCGTCAGCGGCGCCATCCGCTTTCAGGTCATTACCGGGACGCTGAACAACCTAGTCCCAGAGATGGACGATGTCATCGGTGGCGTCGAGAAGCTGCTGGACAGCACGACATCCGGCGTCCCTACGCCTCCCACGAATGTCCTGACGTTCAACACCTCGACCAAGGAGTCTTGGGTCTATCTCCGAGCCGGTCCCGAGGCCGCGTCGCCTTACGCATTCCCAGACGCGAACATCGCTAATACGCCTTACCCTAAAGTTATCTCGTCCGATTTAGAACTGACGGACACCGACACAAATGGGTATGTCCTGCTTGCCAAGGTAGACGTGGATAACGTCTCGGCCCCGACCGTCTGGACCCTGCATCAATATGTCAACGGCTCCCTTTGGGGTGACCGCGTGAAGGTGAACGGGGCCACCGCCAAGTACTACTACGCCCGCATCTGATGGGCGTCCTGATCGGAGCAACGGAAGCCAACTCCACTTGGGGTCGCAACCGCACGCCCATCTTCAGCACCTACTTCGGCATCGCCGGCGGAGCCCATAACAACGTCGCGACGGACGGATGGGCCTCAGAGGCCAACACCTTCTTCCGCTGTGCTCAGTGGTGGAACTTTGTCAGTTGGACGGACTCGGGCGGCATCCCCCAGACAGGCTATCAAGGCCCCCTTGCATTCCCTGGCTCGCCTTTCCCTGCCTCGTCTGCCTTCTATGTCGGCGGCTATAACACCGACCCGGCAGAGACCTATGCCCCGAACTACCTCGACGACGTGGAGGTCCAAGCGACATGGGTAGGCCGGGACGTGGTCATTGACTCGACGACCTACACGATGGCCTACTCGGCGCTTAACGGCGTCACCGGGTCTTTCCAGACGATCACGAGCTCGACAGACGTGGTTTCCTTCGACCTTTGACCCCCCCCTTCCAATCGGGGCAAGGTTAAGACCCGATGAGCTGCACTAATCAAGTAACCGTCTCGCAGGGTAACACCTTCGCCTGCACCTTTACCTGGACGCCCGGGGCGACGGGTCCGGCCAACCTCCTGACGACGACCATCAGCTCGTCCCTCGAAGACCGCCAAAACAACGTCTACGCGATGACGGTGACCAAGGCCGGAGACGGCCTGTCCTTTACGGTGACCTACCCGGGCTCGACCGCTGACTGGGCGATCGGCCTCGGCAAGTGGGACATCAAGTTCGTCTTCCCGGGCTCGACCATCTCGCGCACCGAACTCTTCCGCGTCAACGTCATCGACTCCGTCACCGTCTAAGCCATGCCCGACGCGACGATCACCTCGACGGCTTCGACCTTCGGGACCATCTCGGGGGTATTCTCCGCTGACCAGTCCACCATCGTGGGAACGGTCACGGGCATCGTGGCCGGCACGCTGACGGGCAGCGTCGGAGTCCCCGGCCCTGCTGGCCCTGCTGGTATCGGCCTGCCCGCTGGCGGCACCTCTGGTCAGTTCCTCCAGAAGACCTCGGGCGTCGATTACGCGACCGACTGGGTGACGGTCAACCTGACGGGCTTGGCGACCGAGTCTTGGGTGACCGCTGGCTTCTATCCCCTGACAGGCAACCCCTCCGCGTTCCTCACGGCTTCGGCGCTGACGCCCTACCTGACCTCCGCCACGGCGGCATCTACCTACCAGACCTTGGCGGGGATGTCGGACTATCTGGCCAAGGACGGGAATCTGGCAGGGCTGGCCAACACTGGCACGGCCCGGACCAATCTCGGCCTCGGCTCCCTGGCTGTCGTCAACGACGCCCCATCGGATGGCTCGCAGTATGCCCGCAAGAACGCGGCTTGGGAAGTGGTCACGACCACCCCCGACTACATCACCAGCGTCTCTTCGCCCCTGTCGGTCACGACCGGCAACCTGTCGATTGACCTCTCGGCTTACGCCCCGCTGGCTTCCCCCGCCTTCACGGGCAACCCGACCGCCCCGACGGCGGCCCTCGGCGATAACGACACCTCCTTGGCGACCACCGCCTTCGTGCAGCAGGAACTCGCCTCGGGCGTGGCCGTCGCGAAGAACCTCGAGGTCTATGTCCGCAACCAGTCCGGCTCGACCATCCCTGCCGGCCGCATCGTCTACATCTCCGGCGCCACGGGCAACAAGCCCCTGATCACGTTGGCTCAGGCTAACAACGACGCGAACTCCGCCCAGACCATGGGTTTCACCAAGCAGTCCATCGCGAACAACGGCTTCGGCTACGTCATCGTCCGCGGCGAACTCGAGAACATCGACACCTCGGCGCTGACCGAAGGCGCGCAGCTCTACCTCTCCCCGACGGTGGCTGGCTCTTGGACGACCACCAAGCCGTCCGCCCCCCAGCACCTCGTCTACGTCGGCATCGTGATCCGGGCCCATCCGACGCAGGGCATCATCCTCGTCGCAGTCCAGAACGGCTACGAGCTGAACGAGTTGCACGACGTGGCGATCAGTTCCGTCGCCGACAATAACCTGCTGGCCTACGAGTCGTCCACGACCCTTTGGAAGAACAAGACCTACTCGGCTCTCGGCCTGCTTACCTCGGCGACCGCCGCGTCCACCTACGCGACGATCCTCGAGCCTTCGGTCGATGGCATCTTGACAGTCGAGCCTAGCGGTTCCAACTCTGCCACCGTAAACGTCAATCAAGACGCGAATAACTACATCCATCTCAGGGCTGGTGCTGGTCAGATTGCGATGATCGTCGGAGGCGCTACCAAGTGGTTCTTCAATGATACCTACCTTCAGTTCCCCGGCGGTACCCAGCAGACGGTAGCCTACCCTGGCCCTTCTGGATTCCTGCTCAAGGCCGACAATCTGAGCGGCCTCGCGAACGCCGGCACGGCTCGGACTAACCTCGGCCTCGGCACGATGGCGACCGAGACGGCGACAAACTACCTGACGACCGCCACGGCCTCCTCGACCTACCTTACGCAGTCGAACGCGGCCTCAACCTATCAGACCATCAGCGGGATGTCGTCGTATCTTACGACCTCCGCAGCCGCCAGCACCTACCAGACGCAGGCTGGGATGTCGTCTTACCTCACGACCTCTTCGGCTGCTTCGACCTACGCCCCGCTGGCCTCTCCAACCTTCACGGGCACGGTGACCATCCCTGGGGGTGCGTCCATCTCCGGCTACGCGACGACCGCCTCTCTTTCGTCCTACGCTCCGCTTGCCTCGCCGACCTTCACAGGCACGCCGACGCTACCGACTGGCACGATCGCCACGACGCAGTCTCCGGGCAACAATACCACGGCGCTGGCGACTACGGCTTTCGTCCAGCAGGAAGTCCCTGCTGCCTCGACGACCGCCGCTGGTAAGGTTGAACTCGCGACCTTCGATGAGGCTATCCTCGGCTCCAGCACGACGCTAGCCCCGACCGCTTTCTCGGCAAAGGCCGCAATCATGTCGGCTGACTGGATGCCCGTTTACCGATTTGGATTCACCGCTACAACGAGCGGAACGGGTGCGGCTTGCACGCTTGGTTTCACCAATACGATGTACCAGATGCCTTCCTCTGGCTCCTCTGGTCATTCATATGCCCGCACTTTTGGCCTAAGCCAGATTGACCAATTGACAAACCTGTGGGGCGATGACGCCAACATCTACGTCAACTTTGCCAAGCGTATCTGGATTTCAGGGCGCAGCCTAATCAATCTGCCTACGCAGGCCAACTACCTCTGCCGAGTCTCTTTCGGCAAAGCGGAAGCATCCGGCGTCGGTGATCTGTCCGCACGAGGACTAGGTTGGAAGTATACTTGCGGAACCTCTCAGGTCGTACAACTAATGGTTCACAACGGAACCACCCTAACGACCGTCAACAGCAGTTTCACTCCAAGCGGTACTGCTTTCAGCTGGGACATCGTCAGCGACGGAAATGGTACCGTGACCCTTTACATCAACGGCTCTTCTGTGGCTACTACGACCGCAGGCCCTAGCACTCGCGCCACATCTACACAGTGCCTTTACCAAGAAGAGGCGGTGCTTACGGCCACCTCGACTAATTCCTATACCCGCTTCTACTGCGCCCGAGGAGCCATCTACGTCCAGCGATGAAATACCGTATCACCTCCGTCCTTCAGGTAAACGACTGGCAGGCCCTTCGGCTCGCCATCTTTGGCCAAGCCTTGCCGGTCTTTGAGCAATACGGACTAGGTGTCCCCTATCTCGTAGAGTTCTCCGAGCCCGTCACCCCCGCCGACCTCGGCCCGCTCGTCCGCGTCGAACTCATCTCCGAATAACACCATGATCACCCACCTCCTCGCCCTCCTCGTCGGCTTCATCGCCGGAGCCCTCGTCATGCGCAAGCACAAGGCCAAGGCCGACACGCTCGAAGCCAAAGGCCGTCAGGCCCTCGACGCCCTCAAGGGCCGCTGACCGTGCGCTTGCTCCTAGCCATCGCCGTCTTGGCCCTGGCTGGGTGCAAGTCTAAGCCCGCTGACGCTCCCCTGCCTGTCCAGCCTCCGGCCCCGACCAAGCCTGACGCCGTCCAGACCCTAGGCAAAGACCTCGACAAGACGGATCACCGCGTGGGCGCCGCGCTTGTCGCCATCGAGAAGAACGCCGACAAACCGAAGGTGGTCGTCGCGGAGTCTCGCCTAGCCCAATCGTATTTGCCCCCGCCCCCCGAGGCGGACGTGGCCTTCGCCGTTGCCCGGGCTACCAAGGCCGACCCCATCGACTACGCCAAGCAAATGGAGTTCGGACGCAAACTCGCCACCGCCGTCAACAAGGCGTGGGAGAAACTCGAGGCCGACCAGAAGGAAGCCGCCCGCGTCTCGCAGCTGAAGGACGCCCGCATCGTCG